CACCGAATCCGATGAGGTTTTCGGTCAGGTGAACCTGGATGCCCACAAGGTGGGTTCTCTCATCAAGGTATCCGAGGAACTCCTGCAGGATTCCGCTTTCAACCTTGAACAGTATATCCACGGCGAATTTGCCCGCAGAATCGGCGCAAAGGAAGAGGACGGCTTCTTAAACGGTGACGGCAGCCATAAGCCCACCGGCATCCTCAACGGCACCGGCGGCGCACAGGTGGGCGTTACCACCAACAGTGCAACGGCAATCACTGCGGATGAGCTGATTGACCTGTTCTACAGCCTTAAGTCTCCTTACCGCAAGAACTCCATCTGGATTCTCAACGATTCCACGATCAAGGCGATCCGCAAGCTGAAGGACGGCACCGGAAACTATCTGTGGCAGCCCGCCATCAAGGACGGGGAAGTCGATACCATTCTCGGTAAGCGTTACTTCACCTCTGCATTCGCTCCGGAAATCGCTGCCGGTGCGAAGACCATCGCATTCGGCGATTTTTATTACTATTGGGTAGGCGACCGTCAGGGTATCAGCATCAAGCGTCTGAACGAGCTTTATGCCGGTAACGGTCAGGTCGGCTTCCTGGTTTCCAAGCGTCTGGACGGCAGACTCATCCTTCCCGAAGCCATCAAGGTGCTTCAGCAGAAGGCTTCCTGATAGGTAATCGAAACGGGGCAGTCACTTTTACCGGTGACTGTCCTTCTTAATGAAATGGAGGATACAGCAATGAGTTATAACACGAAAAACTATACCGAACAGGGCGGCGAAACCACCCATTTCGGAGGTAAAGTCATTTTTGAGGAAGGCTGTGAGGTGGAAGGCGGTTCTTTCACTGCTGTGCCTACGGCTACGAAATCCCAGAAAGGTATCGTGAAGGTCGGGGACGGTCTGAACGTCAACTCCGGCACGATTTCTGTGGCAGCGGCTTCCAAAACTGTGGCGGGTGGCGTACTTGCCGTGGATGACCTGGAAGACTGTGCGGCTACGGATGTGGCAGGTATTAATGCCTTTCTCAATAACTACCTGCTTGTGCGACTTCGCTCGGCAGGCATTTTGAAGGAATAAAGAATCGGGCGGCATGGAGTTTTCTGTGCCGTCCTTCTTTTGGAGGACCCTATGACCATTACATTGGCAGAAGCAAAAACCTACCTTCGGGTAGACCATAGTCCAGCTTCAGAAAAAACCTGCATCGGATCGATTCCATCACAGTAACGTTGCCAAGCGGCATTTTTAAAGGCTTTGGTATACGATACTGTTTTGCTCGAGACATATGCTACATAGGGAGAATCTGTGAGTTCCTTGAGTTGCTCTGCGGTGAATGTAGAATGCTCAAATGTGCCGTCAGGGTTCTTTTTCTTGCGGCCTGAACCCGGTCGTGCACCGCCCCTATTATCGTTGCTTGCCATTGATATTCCTCCTTTTGCAGAGAGAAAAGATTTCAAACACATATATTATACCACTATCTGTCCAGCGTGTGGATACATACTTTTGTATTTGTCCGAAAAAATGATTTCTTACCGTAAGAATGCTGTATGGCTTCTGAACGATTCGACCATGAAACTCATCCGCAAACTCAAGGACGGCAACGGTCAGTATCTGTGGCAGCCTTCGCTTCACGAGGGCGGTTTCGATACCATCCTCGGCAAGAAAATCTACACCTCGGCTTATGCGCCGGATGCCGCCGCAGGTGCGAAGACTATCGCATTCGGTGATTTCGGCTTCTACTGGATTGGCGACCGCCAGGGTATCACCTTCCAGCGACTCAACGAACTGTACGCGACCAACGGTCAGATTGGCTTCCTCGCTTCAAAGAGAACCGATGGCAAACTCATCCTACCCGAAGCCATAAAGGTGCTTCAGCAGAAAGCTTAACGGAGGTGCGTCATGAGTTACAACACAAAGAATTACACCGAACAGGGCGGCGAAAAGACCGTTATCGGCGGTGTGCTTGAAATCAAGGAGGGGGCCTCGGTGACGGGGCTTCCTTCAGCGTCGAATCAAGCCGCTAGCACAGCCACCACGGTTGCCGGACTCAAAGATGATTTCAATGCTCTGCTTCTGAAACTGAAAGACACTGGAGTGATGAAGCCGGATACATGGAATATCTCGGTAACCAATGCTACCGCTTCTCTCAGCGAAGACATGACAGTCAATCAAAGCAAGGTCGAATCCATCACAATTGTGAATAATGTCATTACAGTAACTGTTCCAGTTGACGAACTGGTTTCTTATGCAAGTTCAAACCCCACGCAAGGCACACACAAATGGGGCGCTATCCTCATCACCACAGGGCTTCCTGAAATCACAGCAGTCAAGTATAACGGCAGTCAGCTGACATCAGCTGATGCTGCGGAAGCAGCAGCTGTCGGCGGGCAGGCCGGAGATATTGTGATGTGGCTGAAGTGCGATGAAGTCGTAAACGAGCCGAAGGTATTCACCTTGTGGGCATCCGGTTATCCCGCTGCTGAATTCACTGTTGTTATCGCAGAACCGGAAACAAAAGAATAAGGAAAGGATGGTGGCGGTATGACGCTGCTTGAAAAAGTAAAGGCAAACCTCATTCTGGAGCATACGGCAGATGACGAACTCCTGCAGATGTATATCTCCGCCGCCGTTTCCTATGCCGAGAGTTATCAGCATCTGCCGGAGAATTATTACACGGAAAACCTTATGCCTCCTACCACAGAACAGGCTGTCATCATGCTGTCGTCCCACTTCTATGAATCAAGGGACGGCAGCACGGGCGGCTTTTTTGCAGACAATGTGCAAGCTGGGCAACAGGTGTGGAATACGGTCAATCTTCTGCTCCAACTTGACCGGGATTGGAAGGTGTGAGCATGAGTTTCGGAAAAATGAATACCTTTATTGAAATTGTTTCAACCAAACCCACAAAGGACGCAGATGGTTTTGTCAATCACAGCGATACCATAGTAGCATCGGTCAGAGCATATTTTGAACAGAAGAACTCAACCGAGCGTTGGCGGAGCATGGCACAGAATAATGAGGTGAACGCCTTGTTTCGTCTGCGTATAATGCCGGGAGTTGAAATCAACAACCGACATATTATTGTCTGCGAAGGCAAACACTACAACATTTATTCGGTCGAAAATGTCAGGGGGCGTGGTATGTATCTTGAGGTATTGGCGGTGAGTGAAGATGGCTAAGGCTCAATTCGTTATGCCGGAGCAGTTTCTTTCAAAGATATCCAAACTTGGCGAGGCGACCGACAAAATTGTTCCCAAGGTGCTGGCTGCAGGAGCCGAGTTGGTTGAAAAGAATGTGCGGTCGAATCTGTCCTCAGTTATAGGCAAAAATACAAAGGCAGACAGCCGAAGCAGTGGTCAGCTTCTTTCGGCACTTGGTACAACGGCGGCAAGGCAGGACAAAGATGGTAACTTCAATGTAAAAATCGGGTTTGCGGAAAATCGCACGGATGGCAAGAGTAATGCCATGATAGCAGGAGTCCTCGAATACGGCAAACACGGTCAGCCGCCGAAGCCTTTTATGAAAACAGCTAAGACAAAATCCAAGGATGCCTGCATTCGTGTTATGGAGAAGAAGCTGGAGGAAGAGATTAAAAAGTTATGAGCTTACTTTCACAACTGAAAACAATGATTGAATCCCTTGGTGTTTCGGTAGAGACAGGTGTTTTTTCAGACACTCCGCCGGACAGATATGCGGTGCTGACTCCGCTTGCGGATTCCTACAGTCTGTTCTCCGACAATGCTCCGGGACAGGATATAGAGGAGGTTCGCATTTCTCTGTTTGACAAAGGAAACTACCTTGAAATTAAAAAACTAATAGAAGCCTCAATCCTGTCTTCGGGTATCACGATCACCGACCGCAGATACATAGGTTTTGAAACTGACACACTTTATCACCATTGCGCCGTTGATGTGGCGCAAAATTTTATAATGGAGGAACACACATATGGCACTGATAGGACTTGATAGCCTATTTTATTCAAAAATCACAGAATCACTTTCGGGTGACGAAATTTACGGCACTCCCGTAAAACTTGCAAAAGCCATCGAGGCGGAGGTGTCTATCGAACTCAACGAAGCCATCCTTTATGCCGATGACGGAACGGATACCGTAATAAAGGAGTTCAAGAGCGGAACGATTACACTCGGCATCAACGACATCGGCCCGCAGGCGGCAAGGGATTTGACAGGGGCTGCGGTCGATGCAAACGGTGTGCTTGTTTCTGCAGGTGAGGACGAACCCACCCCTGTCGCTATTGGATTCCGGGCAAAAACCGCAAAAGGCGGGTACAGATATTTCTGGATTTATCGTGTATTGTTCGGTATCCCCGGAACATCGCTCAAAACCAAGGGCGACAGCATTGAGTTCCAAACCCCTTCCATCGAAGGAACCATTTCAAGAAGAAATAAACTCGATTCTCAAAACAAGCATCCGTGGAAAGCAGAGATTACTGACGGCGATGAAGGTGTATCCCAGACTGTTATATCCAACTGGTTCCAAAGTGTATACGAGCCGAACTATACTCAAGCAGACGCAACGCTTGCATCCCTGGCACTCGGTGCTCTTACGCTCTCCCCAAGTTTCAATTCTGGTACAACCCAATACACCGCAACCACCGAAAATGCCACAAATACCATTACGGCGGTTCCCACATCCAATAATGCCGCTGTTGCAATCACGGTCAACGGTAGCTCGATAGCAAGCGGTCAGTCGGCGACATGGGTGGCTGGGGAAAATACTGTGGTTGTTACTGTAACAAACGGTTCTGCTACAAAGGTTTACACTGTTACCATAACGAAGGGAGAATAACATATGGACAACAGAAGCGCACAAATAACTATTGGCGGCAAGGAGTACGAACTGCTCCTTACCACAAAGGCGACTAAGGAAATCGGAAAGAAATACGGAGGTCTTTCAGACCTTGGGGATAAGCTACTCAAGGCGGAAAACTTCGAAACTGCCATAGATGAACTCATATGGCTCATTTCATTGCTCGCCAATCAGCCGATTCTGGTTCACAACGCAAAGAATCCGCAGGATAAAAAGGATCTGCTTGAACCGGAAACGGTGGAACTTTTCACCACGCCGTTCGAAATTGCAGGATTCAAGGAAGCGATTATGGAATGTTTGCTGAAAGGAACCAAGCGAGAAGTACAGAGCGAAGAATCAAAAAACGTATAAACGGGTCGGATACCTCTGACGGAGAGATATTCGCCCGTTTGATATTTTACGGAGTCACACTTCTGAATCGTACAGAAGATGAAGTGTGGCTGATGCCTATTGGTCATCTGCTTGACCAATGGGAGATATATAAGCAGTTCAACGGACTCGCAAAACCAATGCGGGATCATTTTATTGAAGAGGCGATCCCATATGGAATCTGAACGAAGGAGGTGACGTGAGATGGCAGACAATTTCGGATTGCGGATAGGCATTGAGGGTGAAAAGGATTTCAAGAAAGCAATTGCTGATATCAATTCGCAGATGAAAGTGCTCGGCTCCGAAATGAAACTTGTGGAGTCGCAGTTTTCCTCCCAGGATAAGTCGGTTGAAGCTTTGACTGCAAGGAACGAAGTCTTAAATAAAAATATCGATACCCAAAAATCAAAGATTGAAACACTTCGCTCTGCGCTAGAAAACGCGTCATCCTCCTTTGGCGAAAATGACCGCCGCACACAGGCATGGACTGTTCAGCTGAACAATGCACAAGCAGAACTCAATAAAATGGAGCGCGAACTTGAAGAGAACAGTTCCACGCTTAAGGATACCGGCAAAGGCATGGACGATATGGGAGATGCCGCTGATGATATGGGTGACGATGTCAAAGAAGCCGGCAATGATGCTGACGATGCGTCATCCCGCTTTGAGGGTCTCGGAACGGTATGCAAAGCTTGTGCTGCCGCCCTTGCCGTAGCTTTTGCCGCGGTGTCCGCAGCAGCCATATCTGCAGGTAAAGCACTCATAGATATGTCGGCTGAAGGCGCTGCGTACGCCGACACGGTTATGACCGAATCAACGGTAACGGGCATTGCTACGGACAAACTTCAAGAGTATATGTATGCGGCGGAGCTTGTGGATGTTTCGACTGAAACGCTCACAAAGTCTATGGCAAAACAGATTAAAAGCATGAAGGCTGTCCAAGACGGCACAAAGCTTTCCGTGGATGCATATGAAAAACTTGGTGTCCAGGTTTTGAACGCAGACGGCAGTCTTCGGGATTCGGATACGGTGTATTGGGAAGTCATCGACGCACTCGGTAAGATGCAGAACGAGACAGAACGCGATGCGCTTGCCATGCAGATCCTCGGCAAATCCGCTCAGGAACTGAATCCGCTTATTACGGTTGGTGCAGAGAGAATGGCCGAACTCGGTGAGGAGGCACGAAAAGCCGGATATGTGGTTTCGGATGAAATGCTGAATGCATATGGGAAGCTCGACGACCAGATTCAGTACTTGACTGTCGGAACAACCGCGGCAAAAAACGCACTCGGCACCGTGCTGCTTCCCGTGCTTACCGACCTTGCCGGATCGGGAGTTGACCTTCTCGGAGAGTTTACAAACGGGATACTTAACGCAAACGGTGACATCTCGCAGATGGGAAAAGTAATAGGTGACATTCTCCCGAAAGCGATTGATGTCATTATGGAGTATGTTCCGGTAATTCTTGACCTCATAATTTCGCTTGTCACATCCATAGGTAAAGCGATTGTCGACAACCTGCCGACCATAGTCTCGGCTGCGACGCAGATTATTCTTTCTGTTCTTGAAGGACTTGTTTCTGCTTTACCTAAAATAGCCGAAGGCGCACTGATGCTTGTTTCGGAACTGGCCATGGGAATCATAAACAATCTTCCGATGATACTTGAAACAGCCATGCAAGTAATCGTCTCGCTCGCCACAGGAATTTCGGATTCGCTGCCAACGCTTATTCCAACCATCGTTGCGGTTATCATGCAGATATGCCAGACACTCATAAACAACCTCCCGCAATTGCTCGCGGCGGTACTTCAGATAATCATGGGTCTTGCTCAAGGCATACTTGATGCGATACCGGTCATTATTAATGCACTGCCGGCAATAATAAACGGAGTCATTATATTTTTAATAAATGCCATTCCGCAGATAATTGAAACAGGCATTAAGCTGATTACATCTCTTGTGGCGGCGCTTCCGACCATTATAGCCGCAATCGTAAACGCTCTGCCCCAGATTATTAACGGCATCATCAACGGTGTGCTCGGCGCGATCCCTCAGATAATCGAAGCGGGCATCAAACTGCTGGTTTCTCTGATTCAGGCTCTGCCGACCATAATTCTCACCATTGTAAACGCACTGCCGCAGATTATCACGAGCATTGTGAACGCAATCACTCAGAACATTCCGATGATTGTACAGGCAGGAATTACACTTTTGACTTCGCTCATTACGAACCTTCCTACCATCATCAAAGAAATCGTGAAAGCGATGCCGCAGATTATTTCCGGTATTGTGTCTGCTCTCGGAAACGGAGTATCGCAGCTTGCCGATGTAGGAAAAAATCTCGTCAAAGGTTTATGGAATGGTATTCAGTCGCTTGCGTCATGGATATGGGACAAGGTTTCCGGCTGGGCTAAAGATTTGTGGAACGGTATCTGCAGCTTCTTTGGCATAAAATCTCCGTCAAAGAAGTTTGCGGAACTTGGTATGTATATGTCCCAGGGTCTCGGAATTGGTTTTGTGGATGAGATGAAAAAGGTGGATAAAGACATCTTGAAAGCAATTCCTTCAGATTTTGACATCAATACGAGAGCGCATCTCAACAATGTCATCGATGACCGTTCGCTTGAAGCCGTTGCTTATTCAAGACAGAATTCTTTCAAAAACGCATCCGGGCAGATTGTGGTACAGGTACCGCTCTATCTTGACGGCAAGGAAATCACGGCGGCAACTGGCTCAATACAAAGCGGGTTTACTTCCTCCTACCGTCGCGCATTGGGGGTGACTTGATATGGATCTTATCGTCAGAAGAACAGATAACACGATAGTTGCCACAGTATCAACTGTATTTTCCTGCACAATAAATGAAAAGCTGACCACGGAGAAAACGCTGTCTTTTCAGGCACTTCTTGACGGCGGACTTGAAAACATAAACGACACCGACGAATATATTGTCCAGTACGGGGATGATTTCTACGATGTAGTAAAAGTAAAGAAGGAACTCTCCGGCGGTCTTTACAAAATAACAGTGGACTGTGAACACGTATCCTACCGCCTTACCGCATACATTAAGTCGGCTTTTTCTCAGACAGGTACCCCTCGTGAAATCCTCAATACCCTCGTCCGGCTGACCGGATTTACCTCCGGGGATGTCGAACCGATAGAAACGGTTACATACACCATGCCTGAAGATAAAACAAAGAGAGCTGCTATCTTAGATTTCTGCTCGTTATTCGGCTGGGAGGTTGAGTTTTCCGGTTATGAAGTGCATATCCGAAACCACAGAGGCAGTACTGAGGTAAAAGAACTGTTTGAGCGAAATGTGGTGTCTGTTTCAAAAACGGTAGACAAAACAGGCAGCCAAAGAAGATATTCGGTATCCGTTCACAAGCCGTCAAACCTTCGCCTCGGTGACGAGGTACATATGAGGTTTGACAGACTGGACATTGACGAGAATGTGCGTGTAGTCGGAATTACGAAAAATCCGTTCACAAGCGACGAGGTGCAGCTTGAAGTTGATAATTACGCTCCTTCGGTTGAAAGAGACCTCGTAAACATCGAACAAAGCATGATTGCGAAAGGCCGTAACTACTACGGTCTTTCCATTACACCGGAGAGCGGCCTTGAAATAACAAGGGACGACAATAAAGCAAAGGTTGTAATGAACGCTGATGAGTTTGCCATGAAAGCAGATGACGGACAAGGAAACCTTGTCAACCGTCTGTATTTCGACCCTACCACAGGCACCTACAAATTTGTAGGCACAGTCAAGATTGATGGCGGAGAGATCAATATCAGTGACAACTTCCGCGTGGACCAGAACGGAAACGCATACCTTGCAGGCGACGCTACAATATACGGTGGTAAATTCTATGCCGGACAGCCGGGAGATGCAGAAGGCTTCTCGCAGATGACCTCCGGCGGTTTTGAGGTGTACAACGCCGATTATGATGTAAAGCTGAGGTTCGGTTACACCACGGATGACGAGGACTATCCTTTCATCCAGCTCGGCTCGGGTTCTGGAGCGTCAGCCGACTACGGTCTTGTAAAGAAATTCTCGGACGGACTTTGGATCGGAAACTCTGAACCAGAAGATAAAAGTGGTGATTTTGCCGCTAAAACAGGATACAACGGCATCTTCTTCCGCTTCTCGGACAACACAGCATATATCGTAAACGGTACGACCATGAAAAACATTTATACGGGTGCGGCTATCGCAAAGTTCGGATAAAGGAGGTGTGTTCCAATGGCAATAACACCATGGAGCTGGACCTCCTCAAACGGCTCTGCGACAGCATCGCAGACACAAGCGGCATATGCTGCGCTTACTTCAAACGGAAACACATCAAGCTTTCACCGAAATGTCTGGAATGACCTTGTAAACAAACAAAAACTGGTGCTTACGGCTCTGAACTTTTCTTGGGCGGACACATACGGAACAATTTCAAACACCCGTATGAACTACGCCTATGAAGATCTGACCGCGGCAAGATTTAACGCTGTTCGATACAATACAAGATACATGTCTTGGTCTTGGGCAACAAATCCGAGTCTTCCGGGATATGTGGGACGGGACAATTTTATAGGCGTTGGGACCGTCGGAGAAAACAATGCCGATGTTGTGTATGGCAGGTATTTTCTTGAGCTTGCCGAACGGCTGAATGTGGTTATTGGGATAATAAACGGAACAACACCAACTCATGATTTAGATAAGAATCTGATCACCTATCTGCTTCTGGAAGTAGAGTTGTTTGCGGGAATGTCAGCACCGGCAAATGTTACCGAATCCGGAATACTCATACCATCGACAACACTTGAGTCAAAAAATCTTCCCAGTTGGACTCTGCATATTCTGGTGCCTTCGCCGGCTTTTCACGCAGCCTTAGAAACCGATGATATGTCTTCACGGTTTGCAGGATATTTGTATATGTCCCTTGACGCGGGAAACCGCAGGCTTATACGACTACCATCAGTCCCCATAGCTGCTCTTAATTCAACGGGAGTTTCGACACAATCGTTTCTAAGAACGATTCAAAGCTTTGGATTCAGTGCATCGGCGGGCGGATTGACCGAAACATATGGTGAGGTCAACAGTACAGCTTCCAAGATTCTCGGCGGCTATGCTCATTCCGTTCACATGGTAAAAAGCAATGGAGTTTCGCTTCCAATGATCAATCCCGGCTGGTGCCACACACAGGTAAATCTTGATTTACGCAATACACTCGCAGCCGAGATGGTCAGAGAATTTGTGTCGCTTTCGGCATCAAAACTGATAGCTACACCGTCGATAATAACTCGTCAGCCAAGACTGTTTACTGCGGGATCAGAGATGTTTTCAAATGCATCCTCGCACATCGAAACGACTACTCCGCTCGGTATCACTACGGAGAACATCATAAACTCTCCGACAATTTCAGCAACGGTCGGATCTGCGCAGTTCATAAAGGATTTCTTAATAGAGGCCGTTATAAATTCACCCACCGTGTTTGCGAGAATCGAACTCGACCATATTTCTACTTTGCTGCAAGCATATTTGAATATGGTGACAACGGGTGATGGAATTCTCGAAAACATCGAACCAAGCCCGCTTGTACAGGCAACAGAGATTATCGTCCCGATAACATCGGACATGATAGCAGACTTCGCACCCGCTATTGAACATTTTGTTGAAATAAATCTTGAGATAAAATCTCATGCGCACAGCGATATTACCGGGATTCTGGAAAGATATACCGGCATTTCTCTTGATGTTCAAAGCAATGGTGTTGCTGATGTCGCAGGGATTCTTGAGGCCGAATCTTATAATTACAAGCTGAATATCATAGACACTTTGAACTCACCGCGCTCAATATTAACGGCGGCAAGATTAGTGGCAAGGCATACGACCGACGGTATTGTTCACACAGCGTGGCCCGTTACTTCAGGTTCTCATACTATACTGCCTTTCACACAGATTACTGTCGCTGACCTTACCGCGATTTATGGCTTGAGAGAGATGTTCTCAGAAATCCGGATGGCACATCATATTTCCGGCGGTATGGAAGCACAGAATCAACTGTCATCTGCAATTGCCTTATCCGATGTGAATGCGGCAGTGACAAGCGAACTCGGATATGTATTCCATACAGACCTTACCGCGTTCCTTTCTATGAGTTTTAATGTAAATGGCGAAATGGCTACTGAGGGCGGCGGTGGGTGGAATTATCCCGCTTATCTGGGTGGGGATCTGACTGTTTACCAGGCACTGCTTGCCGAGAAGAACAGGTCGCATATATTTATCGATCCGCTTGCTTCTGCTACGAGAAATGCGATGATGCATGGTATCGTTAGCACAGCAGACTATTGGATTACAATAGCCACCGGAGGCGAAGTCATTCATGGGGTGAACACGCACTCATCCGTCGATTATTTGGACAGCACTCTCTGGGAGCATCCGGTGAAAACAGACAATGACATTTATATCAGTCAGTCCGTTTCCGCAAAACAAAAACAGATATATAAATTGGAGGTGATTTAGTGCCTAATGTACTATTGAAAAACGAAATCGGCGAGGATGTGGAGTACGAAAATGTGGACACCGTCACGCTCCGAAAAGTCGAAGGAGGTACGGCTACCTACACTTATGGACTACCCGAACCCACCGAAAATTGGCGTATGATTCATAATTACAGAGAAGCCGTTTCGTCAAACTCTGGCGCTCCGCTCCGAAGCCTGTACACGGTATACTCATGCCAGATTGCAAATGGATTCCTGGTATCATCAAGCCTTGCTAATTTCGGACTGTGGCTGCAAAGTTCATACGACGCCATAAAGCTTGACGACCGTAATTTTACAAACATGTACTCTGTGGACGGCGGAGCTGTTTTACTCACCGGTAACTCGATTTATTACTATGAAACCTTGTCAAGGACACTTACACTGATTGACGATCGATGTGGATCATATGAAAAACCGATAGCAATCGGTGATAAATATTTCATCGGTGGCGGAATTAGGTGGCTTATTTATAATCCGGTCACAAAAGAAACCATGTGCATTCTTGACGGCAGCGGAAAAACCACCAGTATGCAGCCAACAAGCTGCGATATCGGAGACAGCTGGCTTTTTTCATTTAATAACTACAACAGCACCTATCCGGAGTTAAGGGGTATTTATCGGTTGGATAAAGACCCCCTTGCCTTCGATCAGATATTTTTCGAAGGTTATAGGTGGATGAACACCCACCGCTCGACAGCAGCGCTAAACAGCAGTGGCATAGGTCTTAGTACCGGTGGAGGGTGCGTTATGGACATTGGAGACGGAAAGATACTGATGTCTTCAATCACAACCTCGAACAATTCAGGCGGGTTCTTAATGTATGACAAGGACACGAGAACCGTCAGTCGGATTACAGACGCAGCATATTATTGGATGTATCACAATTATGGGCATTATATTTATTCGATAGGCAGCATCGATTGTCCGACTCATGTCATAAAGGGTCATGGGATATGCTTTACCCCATATACCGGACAAAGCTCGACCGTTGGAGGTATGTGGTGGTATGACTTTGAGACAAAGGAGCTGACCCAGATAACCACATTCGGACGCTATTACTACTGGTATGAAAGCGACGACGTAGCCATTGGGACATACAGCTCCTACGGCTGCGCTGTGTATGACAAAAACACCCGGCAGTGGTATGTTCCATCAACCTCAGGTACCTGCTACTGCGCTGCCGTATCGGAGGATGGAATTATTCTCGGAGGAGACAGTTCTACAACAGGATTGAAATACTTCGACTTCGAAACCGGGCAGCTGACAATGGTCAATGCTTCAGGACCTTGGTACTATGCCTGTAAGGTGCCGGAGGGATTTCTTGTATCATCCGGCACTTCAAGTAAGTTAGGGGTATGGCTTTTTAACACTTCGGATAAATCTTTCATTCAGGTATGGGACAAGGGTTATGCCTGGGTTATGAAGCGTTGGAACGATACTGTGGTTCTTGGTTCATACCAAACCAGCCTTGACTATAACGGCATTCTGCTTTACAAAGACGGACAGATGAGCCTGATACAGAGCACAAACGCAACAAGAATGTGCTATATGAAAAGAGTCGATGATGGAATCCTTGTGAGCCGTGATACTGTCTCCTACTGCTACTTTGTGGATGGTACTACGGGTGCAATAAAGCAACTGTCCAATGACAACGGGTATTTCGGTCAGTATTGGTATTCATGGTATGGCCCCGGTGACTACAACAAACCGACATATGAGTTCAACCGCAAATTCGGAAATTATCGTGTAATCAGCGGTTATTCATCAGATGGCGGATGTATTTTTGATGATACTACTCATGAACTCGTAAAAATCTACAACTGGGCAAAAACATCGGATACACCGAGTACGACTTATACCACAAGGCTTTCTCTCAACCGACCGAGATTTTTTGAACTTGATAACAGCTGGGTATTAATCATTGGTGCATCGGGGTATCCCGTTATGTTCAACTACGAAACGGGTATGGCATACAGATTCAATTCCGATTCCTTCTATTTGGGCGACAGTATTGATCACCCGTACTCGCCTTACATCGTGCAAATACCGACTGACGGAGGATTTCTTCTCTTCAGTAAAAGATTCGATTATTCTATACAGGAAGGCAGCGTTCTCGGTACATCCAACGATGGTATTTTATTCGTTGATACCATTCTTCATAAAGCGACAAAGGTTTTCACCACCGGCTATTACGACACCTATGAAGAGGCCCCCGGAGGACTATATATTTATCTTAAAGGTATGGAGTACGCCCAAAAACTATACTGGGACGCGGCAAACCGAACCATGACTCAAATTATTACAGAAACATAAAAGGAGGAATTATTATGGCATTCACTACTTACGGCAGCACACAGGTGCTAAGCGGACTCATCGGCAGGAGCAGCACAGGGCCTCTCTCAAACTGCTATATTGCGCTTAGCACCACGGCTCCCAATGCGGACGGAACGAACTTCACGGAACCTTCGTCAGCGGCGGGATATGCGAGAGCGATCATCGGGCTTTCCGGAACAAGCGCGACACAGGTAATGTCTTCACCCGCCGCAGGCTCCACATCCAACACCAGCATCATCTTCTTTCCGGAAGCGACTGCGTCCTGGGGTACTGTTACCCACTTCGGTCTCTTTACAGCGCAGACCGGAGGAAACCTGGTGCTTTACGGGACACTTACCAACCCCATCGCAGTAGCGGCAAATTATGTTCCGCTGTTCCGTGTCGGCAACTTCTCGCTCACGCTTTCATAAGGAGGAATAGCAATGGATGAAAAGAAAAAGGAGCCGAAGTATCTCGACCTTTCGGCTCACGCGGAAGTAAATCTCGAAGAACTGCTTGAGCGGATTAAATCACCAAAACACCTCAAAAAGGAGGCGAAAGAAAATGACGGTAACAACTGAAACCATAATTACAGCGGCAGCGATAATAACCTCTCTTGTGGTTATCTTCGGTGCTATTTTTACGATTTTTCGCTGGTACTTAAAGCAGGAAAAGCAGGACAGGGATATTAAGGACATCAAGGAAGAACAGCTCATTCTCACCATCGGCGTGCTTGCTTGCCTTAAAGGTCTTGCGGAACAGGGTTGCGACGGCCCTGTGACCGACGCCATCGCCAGTATTGAAGCTCACATAAACAAACAGGCACATAAATAATGGAGGAAAAAACCATGACAGACATAATGACCATACCCGCAATTGCGGCGATAGTTTACACTATAATTGATATTACAAAAACCGCTTGCGGTGGTGACGAAAAGTTCAAACGCTTCATTCCGCTCTTCTCCGCTCTGCTCGGCGCCGTATTAGGCGTCGTTTCTTTTTACGCTGTTCCGGGGGTGGTTGAAACGCAGAACATCCTCGTGGCGATTGTGATGGGAGCCGCAAGCGGGCTCTCTGCGACAGGGACGAATCAGGCAGTGAAGCAGCTGACGAAGGGCGGGAGCAAGCCTGACTAAGTAAATAAAAACTCCTCAAACAAAGCCTACCGTGGATTATTTCTGTGGTAGGCTTTTTTGTCTCAATGCACCAAACAAAGCGAATAAAAGCGAAGATAATTCTACCTATTATGGTGCAGCTGTTATCACTTATACCCTTGATAAATCTCGTGTTATAAGTGATATATATGTATAGAAACTTTAAAAAAAGGAGCTGTAAAGAAATGAAAAACAGACCACGTCGGGTAGCGGTTTACTGCCGTGTCAGCACTCTCGCCGAGTCACAGGAGGAGTCCTTTGAGACACAGTGCGCCGCATACGAAAAGATGATATCAAACGATCCGAAACTTGAGCTTGTACGTGTCTACGGAGATCGGGGCATATCGGGGGCAACCATGAAGCACAGACCGGAGTTTATGCAGATGATGGAGGACTGCGAGGGCGGGAAAATTGACCTCATTATAACAAAAAGCATATCACGCTTTGCCAGAAACCTTGCCGATTGCATGGATACCGTTCGCCGCCTTCGGGAGCTTGGCATCTCGGTACTCTTCGAGCGGGAGGGAATCGATACCATGAGCGGTAGCGGGGAGATGCTGCTCTCAGTACTTGCCTCCATTGCACAGGAGGAAATCAACAACATGAGCCAGAATATCCGCTGGGCAGCCGAGCGGAACAATGCCTCCGGCAACCCTACCACTCCCGCACGGTACGGTTACCGTAAAGAACGCAAAGGAACAAAACATATATGGATAATCAACGAGCCTGAGGCACGTAGGGTTCGGTATGCTTTCGAGAAAGCTGAGGCGGGCTGGAAGTACTGTAAAATTCGCCGGGGGCTTGACGCAATGGAGGCAGCCGAGGGGACTGGGGTTAAGTGGACGCAGTCTCGTTTATACGGCATGCTTCGCAGTGAGAATTATATCGGCGACATACTGACGAGCAAGCGTTTCAAGCCCGACTATCTGCAAAAGCGGAGCCTGCCCAACAAAGGTCAGCACCCTCAATATTATATCGAGGGGCATCACGAGGCGATTATAGAAAAAGAGCAGTTTCGGCGGGTGGCGGAACGGATTAAAAATGAAAGGAATAGAAAAAATGAGCAGAAAACCAACGATTGAGGTTATACAGCGGCAAAAGGCAGTAGGCACTACCACAGGCACAAAACCACAGAAAAAGCGTGTTGCCGCCTACTGCCGTGTCAGCACTGAATATGAAGAGCAGCAGAGCAGTCTTGAGATACAGATGTCGGCTTTCCGTGAGCAGATTGACGCACGACCTGACTGGAAGCTAGCGGGGATATACGCCGACCGTGGGATAAGCGGAACACAGGTACAAAACCGCACAGAGTTTCTGCGAATGATGGAGGACGCTGAGAATGGTCTTATAGATTATATCATTACAAAGAGTATCAGCCGTTTTGCACGGAACACCCTTGAGTGTCTTTCCTATGTGCGTCACCTGAGGGAGATGGGAGTGTTCGTATATTTTGAAAAAGAGCGGCTGGACACGAGTAGCAGCACCTCCGAGATGCTACTCTCCATCCTTGCCGCCGTTGCACAGGAGGAGAGCCGGAACATATCCGAGAACATAAAGTGGAGTCAGCGAAAGCGGTACGCCGAGGGTAAGCCTAAGTGGTCGGCTGTCTACGGTTACCAAAAGATTGGCGAGATAGAGTATATCATAGACGAAGAACGTGCCACAGTTGTCAGGCGCATTTTCGCAGAGTATATTTTGGGCGCATCCCTGCCTGAGATATCACGGGGGCTTGCAAGAGATGGCATTTCCTCCGCAACAGGCAAGTCTTGGTCACCAACGGTTCTCGCAAAGATACTCAGAAACGAAAAATACTGCGGCGACGTTCTGATACAGAAAACTTACACGGTTGACCACATAACACAAAAACGAGTAGTAAACGACCAAGCAGTTGTGCCCAGCTATTATGTGCGGGACCATCACAAAGCCATAATAGACCGAAAGACCTTCGAGACAGCACAAGTTATTCTCTCCCTAAAAAACCGTCACAAGGGGGCGACACAGTACCCGTATTACGGGCGGCTTGCCTGCCCTGTCTGCGGCAAGCAAATGGTCAGGAGCTGCATTCGTGAACACGGTCATCCTCCGGTCTGGCGGTGCTCTGGAGAAAGCCGATGCCGAGCATATTTTATTAAAGAAAAGTATATTGACAGTGCCTTCTCCGAGGCTTATGCGGGTCTTGAGACAGAGGCTCTTGAGAAACAGGCACGGCGGAGAGACGAGAAAATATCAGGGGCGGCACGGGTGGCAATTGGACTCAAAGAAAAGCTGCCACAGATTGACAGGGTTGAGTATTATCTGCTTGACGCACTTGTGGAGCGCATTGTTTTTCCGAAGTGGGACACGATGGTGGTCGAGTGGACTTTTGGGCTTAAGAGTAGAGTGAGGATAGAATACCTGAGGGAAAGTGACATTCCGAACCACAAGGAGCAGCTGAGGTCTGTCGGAAGCAAAAGCTTGTCTCGAATTGAGAGCCGTAAAGAAAAAACGCTCTCCCCCACGGCGTTTGAGCGTCCTTGTATTTATGGATATGACAGTATTGTGGAAGGAGGGCTACAATGAGAATAACAAGAGTATATGGAGAACAGACAAAAAAGCGAGTTGCCGCCTACTGTCGAGTTAGTACCGACACTGCCGGTCAGCAGGAGAGTTATGACACGCAAGTGCGTTATTACGAGACGCTTATCCCCTCAAATCCTGACTGGGAGTATATCGGTGTGTATGCCGACGAGGGGCGAAGCGGCACAGGAGTAAAAAACCGACCTGAGTTTTTGCGGCTTATGGGGGACGCTGATAAAGGCGAAATTGACATTATACTTACAAAGTCCATCAGCCGTTTTGCTCGAAACGTGGTGGACTGCCAGCGGTATGTAAAAGACTTAAAATCAAAAGGAGTGGAAGTTCGATTTGAGCGTGAGGGCATCAGCAGCATGGACGCAGGGGCGGATTTCATTTTCTCCATGCTGGCAATGGTGGCGCAAGAGGAGAGCCGCTCAATCAGCGAGAACGTGAAGTGGCGGTATGAAAAAAACTTTGAAAAAGGCGTCTATCATCTGGGCAGCGGTCGCATCCTCGGGTATGACATGAATGAGGATGGAAAGTTGATACCAAATGAAGACGCCTGGATTATTCAGAGGATATTTGAAAGTTACGCTTCCGGGGAGAGTCTTAGCGAGATTGCAGATGACCTTAATATTTCGGGTGCAAAACGACTCCGATGTGACAAGCCATTTGACTCATCCCTTATCTGGCGGATGCTCAGGAACGAATGCTATGTCGGGGACAGGCTGCTGCAGAAGAACCCGCCGAGGGATTTTCTGACAAAGCGACCGGACGTGAGTACCGAGCATAAAAGTTATTATATAAGGGACAGCCACGAGGGTATTATTGACCGGAAGACGTGGGCTGCGGTTAAGGCAAGAATTGATGCCGAAGCCGCCGAGCGTTCCGTGGGAATTTATCGAAACTGCACTAATACTCATTTCCTATATGGGAAGGTGTTCTGCGCCGAGTGCGGCTCCCCGTATACACGACGGACATTTAAAAACCGGCAGGGTGAGAGTTACAAAGCATGGAACTGCCGTGAGCGCCAGAGGGGCAAGAAAGGGTGCAAGAATAGCAGTATAAAAGAGGATGTGCTGCTGGGGGCGATTGCCGAGGCGCTGGGGGTAGAGGAACTTGAGCGGGAGATGTTTGAGGAGTTGGTGGAAAGGGTTTTGATTGATAGTGGGAAGATTAGGGTTGAGGTGAGGAGGTAAGAAAAAATCCGCGTCCTACAATTAATCAAAACCCTTTC